GCCGTCTTGCGGGCGCTGTCACCGAGGTTCTTCACGCCGCGCCCGAGGGCCATGACGATGTTGAAGGACTTCAGGCCGAGCGCCGCGCCGATCACCGTGGCGACGAGGGTGAAGTTGTCCGCGACGAGGCTGACCGTATCCGCGAGCACCGCGAAGCCCGCCGACATCTTCTGCACGAAGGAAATGAACTCGCCGCTCTTGAGGAGGTCGGTGAGGTTGTTCAGGGCTTCGCTGAAGGCTTCGATGAACCCGCCCTCGGCGAAGACGATCATCGCTTGGAAGGCGGCGTTCCTGAACCGGCCCAGCGAGGCGGTCACGCCCTTCAGCGAGTCCTCAAGCCCCTCGCCGAACTGCTTGTCCAACTGGTCGGCGAACGGGGCCAGCGAATCCGCCGTGACCTTGCCCTGCTCCATGAGGTTCTGAAGTTCGCCCACGCCGATGCCGAGCGCGTCGGCCATGGTCTTCACGGCTCGGGGAAGACGATCCCCGAGTTGTTCCTGCAATTCTTCGAGGCTCAGTTTTTCTTTGTTGACAATTTGCGTCAACGCTTTGAAAATGCCCGACAATTCCTCGTTCGGGATGCGCGCCACACGCGCCGCCTCGGCCACCGACAGGAAGATTTTCCGGGTGCGCTCGCCTTCAAGGTTCGAGTCGCGCGTGGCGATCGCGAACTTCGTGTATTCGTCGGCCAGCACACCGAGTTCGATCCCGAGCCGGTCGGCGGTGCGCCGCAGGAAGTCCATCTCCTGCGCGGCCTGCTGCTGATCGCCGCCGGTCGCAACCCCGAGCCGGGACTGCGCCGCTTCGAGTTTCTGGTAGGCCCCGACGACGTTGTTCAGCACCTCCACGACCGTATAGAGACCGCCATAGGCGGCGATCATGGAGAGGACTTCGCCCCGGAGACGCTGGGTGTAGCTAAGGGCTTGGCGCGACCCGCCGTAGAGGTCGTTGTAGGCCGCGCGCAGGCTCGACACCTTCGGCGCGGCGGCGCGGGCCTCGTCGCCCAGCCGCTCGATGTTGTCGGCTTCCCGGCGAGTCGCCCCGTTGTCCATCTCGTCGTGCAGCGAACGGATCGCCTGCCGTGCGGTGAAGCCGTCATTGGCGACCGACTGCATGGTCCGGCCAAGCTGTTCCTGCGCGCTGGCGAAGCTGCGCTGCGCCTGCACGATGGATTGCAGGTCGCCGCTTTGCTCCCGGTAGGCGGCAGACATGCGCCCGAGGGCTTCCTCCTGCGCCATGAGGCGGTACTGCGACTGCTCGGCAGCCTGCGCCGCCAAGGCGAGTTCTTTCGACATCTCGCGCGTCGGGACGCCCACCGCGCCGATCTCGTGCTTCAGCGCCGAGACGGCGACTTCGAGGTCATCGAACTCCTCGCGCGCCTGACGCGCCGCGATTCCCTGCTCGACAAGCTGCTGCTCGATCGACCCGAGGGCTTCGCTGTTCAGCCCGGCGAGCGCGGCCTCGGCCCGGTCGGATGCCGTGGCGATCTCGTCCAGCGCCTCTTTCGCCGCCTCAAGGCCCGCCGCCTGCCGGGCAGCGTTGTCCGAGGTGGACTTCAGCGCCGTCTCAAGCGTCCGCTGATCCTTCGCCGAAGCCTTGGCCGCGACGCCGAGCGACTCGTAGTTCGCCTTGATCTTTTCAAGCGCGGCAACCTGCCGCTCCTCGTTCGCTGCCGCCTGCTCCGTCCGTGCCGAGAAGTCGAGCACCGCAGCCTCGGCTTTGCCGATCGCCGCGCCAATCCCGGCGTACTCCTGTTCCAGTTCGGTCAGCTTCGCCTTCGCGCGGGCGACCGAGCGCGTGGACCGCTCGAAAGCCTCGACGGTGCTCTTGGCGGGCTTTTCGGCCTTCTGCATCTTGGCCGCAAGCTTGTCGTACCCTGCCGAGGCTTTCGCCAGCGCGGCAGACTGCTTCTGGATTTCATCAGGCAGTTCCGACTGCCGCTTGACAAGCTTCTCCTGCTCGGTCGTCGCTTTCTTCGTCTCGGCGGTGAGCGAACGCAGTTCGGCCTTGGCCGTTTTCACGGCGTCCTTCTGGCGCTTCTGCGCGGCAGCCGCGCCGTCCAGCTTGGAGGCGAACTTGTCGGCCTCGTAGGTCGCGCGCGACAGGTTGCCGGTTACACGCTGCACGGCGACCCCGGACTCGGCGCTCTCCTTTTCGAGCCGGGAGATCGCCGCAGAAACCTTGTCCATCTCCTGCTGGAACTTCGAGCCGACGTTCAGCGACCCGAGGCTGCTTTCGACCTTCTTGGCCGCTTCGGTGATGGTGGAGAGGGCGGCTTTCGTTTCCTTCGACTGGCCCCGCAGACCGGCCTGCGAATCCACGAAGTCGTCAAGCGCGGCCCCGATCTTTTCGACTGCTTTGGAGGCGTCATCTTTGGCTCGGATGACGAGGTTTACATCTTTACGCGCCATTCAGGACGCCCCCTTTTCAGTTTTGGTCGAACAGCCCCTCAACAGGTTCAGTCTCGAAGTGAAGCTGCTTCTGCATCTTACCGAACTGCTTACCGGCTTTGGCTGACACTACGCTAGACGCGGCCATTTGCACAAGCTGCGCCTCGGTCAGTATGCGGGCGTTCTCACGTTCGGTCACGATGTTGGCCTCATCGAACACCCTGCCGATCGTGTAGTCCATCGCCCCGGTGTGACCGTGGGCAAGGATCAGGCTCACCGCTCGTCGGATGCCCCAATACCATTCTGCGAAGGAAACTTCACTCCCACCAGAGTCCCAGAGATCATCAGATACGTTTCTCTCAGGGACTCCATCAGCTTTTTTACGGAAGCCTCGCTGCGGAACGTCTCTTGAATGATGACGTTCAGCATACCGAGTTGGTCTTCGAGGGGCATCTCGGACGCGGCCTCGCGGCCCTCGGGGGTATAGTCGTCGTTCCCCAGCGCGATCAGGCTGCCGACCATATCGGGGGCGTCGGCCAGCGCGGCGAGGAGGGCGGTCTTCACGTCGTCCTCGGTCAGCGTCTTGGCGCGGGCCTTCGGCATCAACGTCTGGAAGGCGTGGGCCATGTTCGGGCCGTAGTGCGTCACCAGCATCATCAGGTCGCCAGCGGTCAGGCCGCGCAACTCGACCCGGTGCGTCTTCTCGCCCGCCTCGATGTCGTAGTGCGCGCGAGGGCGGCGAATGTCGCGGATTTTCATGGGGCTTTCCTTTGGAGGTGTCAGGTGTCAGGTGTCAGGAGGCGTTTCGGCGACCGGGGCCGCTTCAGATCAAGAGAAGACGGGCGTGCCGTCGCGGTAGATCGCCTCGCCAGCGTTCGGCTTCAGCACTTCGAGCGACAGCGGAATCTGCTGCCAGTCGTCGCCCTTCAGCGCGTAGTCGCCGTTCGGCGTGATCTTCACGGAGGGCATGAGGAACACGGCGTCGTCGCCCTTCGGGTTCTTGGTCACGTACATCATCGCGCCCTCGACCGGCTGCGAACCGGAGATCACGCGCGAGCGGGTGGACGCACGAACGCCGAACGACAGGGTGACATCGGAACCTTCGGTGGCGGCGGTGGACCCCTCCATGAAGGTGATGATGCCATTCGCGGCGTCGAGTTCGTAGTCGGTGCCGAGCACGAGTTCCTGCGAGTTCACGGTCGCCGAGAACTGGTCAGGGTCCACGCCGAAGTAGCCCGCCGGGTTGTTCTCGGTCGCGCCGAGTTTGTAGCCGTAGCCCGCATGGATCGACTCGATCGTGTCGGTGACGGACGCGACCGAGGGCTGCGTGATCTGTTCGGACGAGCCGAAGAAGAACAGCGCGACGTTCTCGGGGTCGATGTTGTCGGTGGTCAGCGAGCCGGTACGGTTCACTTCGAGCGGAACCGAGTCGTCCTTCTCGCGGATGCCTTCGTCCGAGGAGTAGTGGTCGAGTTCTTCGGACTCGATGTTCAGGCTGAACTCGGGCGTGTTGCCGATGTACCGATAACCATCGGGGATCGAGGTTCCGTCCTTGAAGCGGGCGAAGTAAACCTTGCCCCGGCCCAGCGTGTAGTTTTTCGTCGCCATGTGGCACCCTTTCTCTAGTGTGCTCCGTTCACTGACCGAAAGGGTCAGCCAAGTCTTCGACAAACTCTAGCGTCAAGTTCAGCCAGAAGTAAGCCTTATCCGAGATTTCATCCGGGGGCCGGACTACCCCTGCCCCGATATACAAGTCCGTGACGATCCGGCCAAGCCCCAGAATACCGTTCTCCGGTTCGTTCCAGTGGACCTTAGCGCGCTCTTTGGCGAGCACCATCTTCGTTTCAGCGAGGAGCCGCTGCGCCGGGTCAGTCGGGTTCTGCCGGTCGTCTTCCACGAAGCCCTGAATGACAAGCTGCTGGCTGATCTTCTGTTCGGTGCCAGCGCCCGGCTGCCGGGGCGGCTCGTCGGGGATCGGGGCTTCGAGGATCGAGATCATGGGCACTTCGGTTTCCTCACCGAAGATGCCGCGCCCGCGATGGACGTGGCCCCGCATGTCGTGGCCGAAGCCATTCTCGGGCGTGATGGTTTCAAGCAGCGCGGTCAGCCGCTTGTGGAGGATCAGTCGAGTCGGTTCAGGCATTGTCCACCTTCAGCAGTCTCAGGAACTCGCGGCGCAGGTCGTCTTCGAGTTCGGGAATGATGTCGCGCTTCACGCCCTTGCCGCTGTTGGCCTCGAAGACCTGCGACACGGACGGGCCGTAGAGGAGGTAGAGGTTGCCCGCAACCTGCTTGGCCGAATACTTGCCGGTGATGCGTTCGCCGCGCCGCAGCCGGATCGCCAGCCCCATGTTCCGAGCCGTGTCCACCGCGCCGGACCCGGCGGGCAGGGGCAGCAGGAAGGCCCGGTTCATGCGGGTGGTCTTGCCCTTCTGGACCTGCAAGCCGACACCGGCCCGGCCCACCCGTCCGCTCGTGACGAACCGGGCGAGCGAGGTCGGTCGGCCTCGGGCGGTGATCTTCGTTTCGAGCGACCCGGCGTCGGCCCGCGCACCGACGAACAGGCGGTCCTTGGACGGGCTGACGTAGCTGGCGGGCAGGTTCACCTCGGCGGTGATGCGCCGGGCGATCTCGGCGCGGGCGTCTCGCGCGATCCGGTTGATCGCCATGGCCGCTTTGCGGCGGCGCGTGGCGTCGTCCAGACCTTCGAGGAGGTCCACGTCGAGGCCGTCCACGAAGTAGGCGAAGTCAGCCACCGATCAGCACCCCGTTCGGGTCCAGCTTGCCGTCGAGGTCCTTCTGCGCCGCGCGCACGACTTCGGCGGTGATCGTCAGGCCGTCCGGCGGCGAGACGTTGTTCACGAAGTATCCCTCCTCGGCGCTCAGGATCACGAGGCTGTTGCGCACCGGGTTGGGCAGTTCGGGACGCCAGAAAACGACCTCCTCGGCCCGGTCCTGCGTCTCGGCATAGGACAGGTTCGTGCCTGCGAGATCGCCCGCCTTGGCGACATTCGAGTGGTAGCGGACCTTGACGACCGATCGCGGCGAGTCCGGCAGATGCGGCTCGGGATAATAGGAGGCCGCGCGCCCCATGAAGTCGTGGAGCGCGCGGCGGGATTGAGCCTTGATTTGCTCAATCGACATGACTCAGACCATGCCGTCCGTGTCGTCACCTTCGGCGTCGTCGGCCTTGGCGGCTTCACGCTTCTCGGCGATGCGCTTCTTCAGCCCGGCTTCCTTCAGGTTGCCGTTGGGGGCCTCGCCGAACACCTCCTCGTATTCGGCGCGCAGGCGGTCGAGGTCGGACAGCGCGGGCTGTTCGACATCGGCGGCGTTGCCTTCTTTGCGCTCGGCCTCGTCCACCTTCGCATCGGGCGAGGTCTGACCTTCGCCGACGTTGGCCTCGTCCACCTTGGACTCGACGGTTTCGGCGGGCTTGGCCGGTTCCGCCCCGGCGACCGGGCGCACGGTGTTCGTTTCGGGCGTGGTGACATCGTACAGCCGCGAGCCGCGCAGGATTTCATCGTCGGCCTCGACCGGGCGCGCGGCCCGCATTTCGATGAACTCGGCTTCCTGCTCCTCGGACTGCGCCTTGAACTGCGCACCGTTGGGGATGGTCTTCGTCTTGGGCCGCACCGGGGCAAGACCCTTGGCCGGATCACCGGCCTTGCCGGGGGTCACGGTCATGTGGATTTCGGTGAGGGCGATCAGTTGCTTCAGGGCCATGGTGGCGCTCCTGTGTGTTCGGGGGTCAGAAGGGACGAAGGGCGGGCCGAAGCCCGCCCCCTGTCACGCCGGATCAGGCGTCGTTGGTCACGCGAGCGCGAAGGCTGGCGTTCGGGTTCACCGGGACCATCAGCGGGGCCGACTGCGACATGATGAAGGTCGCGCTCGGGTCCTGCTCGGGCCACATCTTCGGGAAGATTTCGAGCGGCTGGAAGCCAGCGCCCACGTCCTGAATCGCGCCGAAGCAGCGGATGCCGTTGATGGACGGGCCGGTGAGCACGACATCGCGGGGGTCCATGAACTCGACCATCGTGCCGTCCTCGGACTGGTAGTAGTCCGAATAGACGTAGATGTCGGTGGTGCCGCTCACGCGACCGACCCACTCCACGTCAAGCCCTTCGGTGACGCCGAGGTTCATCTCAAGCCCGTTGAACGCGCCGGGCTTGTAGTCGGTCTTCATCGCCTCGCGCAGTTCGGAGTCGTTGCGCATGATGTCCCACGCATCGGCACCCACGGTCAGGCGGTTGGTCGGCCCGCCGAACTTGGCTTTGCGGGTGCGCGACTTCCACGACTCGATGTCCTTGATGATCGAGACGCCCGGCTGGCCCCAGCGCGCCGCGCCGGTCAGGGAGATGGTGTGCGAGGGGTCGCGCTTGAAGTCCACGACCGTCTCCGGGTAGCCCTCGCCCACGAGGGTCACGCGGCCATGCTGCACGGCCTCGGACGCAAGCCACTCCCAGCGGCGCATGATGCCCCGGCGGTGCTCGGCCAGAATGTCGGCCACCAGCAGGTTGTAGCGCGCTTGGGGCGACTTCGCAGGCTGGGCGTTCAGTTCGCCGTGGCCCGCCACCTTCTTGATGACGCGGCTGGCGCTCACGGCATCCTTGGGCTTCACGTAGGCGGGCTTGACCTGCACCCGCTCCTCGGCAGCCGAATACATCGGCTTACCCTGCGTGGTCGGAACGACCAGCGGGGCCAGCTTGCGCTGCGAGGTCAGCTTCGAGAAGTCCACGAACTCCTCATCGAAGTTGATCTGCTGCGGAAAGCAGAGCGACAGCCAGTAGTCGGACGGCGGCGTCGAAACGTCGGTGTCGTACATCGCACCAAGCAGAGCGCGAGTGCTGTAGATCGAATTATCGGGCATTTCAGTTTTCCTTGCTTGCCTGCCGGGCGATGGGCGGTCTGGCCGTTAGGCCAGCACACCGTCGCTGTTGTAGGGGTTGGTCCCGAGGATGATGTTCACCGGGGCCGGGCGACCGTCGAACGCGGCTTTCTTCTGCGCGTCGGTGACGTAGCTGGCATCGAAGACCAGCGCCTCGTAGTCGTAGTGACCGGCGACGATCACGTCCACGGTGAGCGACTGGCCCGCCGGGATGCTCAGGGGCATCGGAAGGATGCCGATCGCGTTGTTGCCGGTGCGGGTCGCGAGGCCCGAAGTCGAGACGACCGAGTAGAGCGGCAGGTCGAGGTCCGAACCGCCAGCGGTGATCGTGTAGCTTTTCACGGCCAGCGGCGGGGTATCCTGAAGACGGAACTCCTTCGCGTTGCCCCAAGTCTCGGACGAGAACTCGGCGATGCCGGGCTTCCCACGGGGGATGGTATTGTCGGGCATGTGCCCCTCCTGTTTTCAGTTTCGCCGAGCGGCGGGGTTACTTCTTGATGCCGCGATAGCCGCGCATCGCGCCGACGATGCTGGCCGTGGCCTTGTCGTCGTCATCGAGATCGTCCTCCTCGTCGTCGTCCGAGGTGAGCGTCGCGCCGACCTTCGGGTTGCCCGAGGCGTCCATCGTGGAGTCGAACGGGGTCTTGCCCTTGGCAGCCGGGGCTTCGGTGGTCTTCGCCTCGGCCTTCTCCTCGGGAAGATCGCTCAGGAAGGCCACGGCGTCCTCGGCAGACATGCCGGTCTTCATGGCGGTGGACAGGGCGGCGACCGGGCGGGCCTTGCCTTCGTCCGAATTGAGGATCGCCGAGATGCGCTGACGCTCGGCAGTCGCCGCAGCGGCGGTCGCTTCGGCGGTGGCTTCGGCGCGGGCCGTGGCGACCGCGCTATCCAGTTGCTCTTGGGTGTAGTCGGCCATAGCCAATTCGTCCTTTTCAGTGGTGGTCGTCTCTCCCGAGAACGCGACCAGTTCCTCGTTCAGTGCTCCGATCCGATCGGCGAAACCG